ACAAACACAGAAGGAACTATTGGAGATAAATTAATTGCAGGATTAGGTGGATTTGTAAAAGGTGCCTTTAATGCATTAATTAGTATGCCATTAGATTTATTGAAAAAAGGTGTATCTTTCATAGCAGGTAAACTTGGGTTTGAAAATTTTGCAGAATTGCTAGATAGTTTTTCTTTTGCTGGTTTGTTTAGTACTATATTTGATGGCATCACAGGTTTTGTAACAGGTATAAAAGATATCATAGTAGGTATATTTACATTTGATGGAGAGACAATTAAAAAAGGTCTAGGTGGTATTGGAAAAATTATTGCAGGTGTAGGTAAATTTTTTATTGCAGTTGCCGCAGGAGGTCTAGCGGCCTTAGGGGCATTATTACCAGGTGGCGAATCACCGGGCGAAGCATTTGGTAGAAAATATAAAGAAGTCATGGCAGGTGGAAGTAGTGATGTTACAGGTAAAGAATCTGGAGGTGGTGCAGGTGGTGCAGACTTAGACGAAACTGATTTAAATAAAGTAGCACCAGAAGACAGACAAGGAACTATTCAGGCCGCGGCAAGTAGAAAAGAATCTAGAGGTGGTGGCACAACAGTAATAGATGCATCGACAAATACTAATACATCTACAAGTGGTGACACACTAGCAATGAGTGGCCCACCAGAACCAGCAGTAAATCCTAGAAAAAAAAGTAGGGGATAAAAAAAGGGCGATACTGAGAGGTAATTAGTATCGCCCTTAAAAACTTGTTTTTATATCAACAAGTTTTACGATTCGTCATTTGCCAATTTAGCAAAATAACTCAAAGTTTCATCATCTGATTCAGTAGCATTAACTTCTGGTGCTGGCGCACTTGCAGATACAACTGGTGTTTCCATCGAAGATGGTTCAACTGCTTCTGCTGTTTTAGTTAAGTCTTCACTTTTTTGAGTCATACCTTCACCAACTGCTTCACCAAGAACTACAGATAGTCTCTGCTTTAGTTCATCGTAAGTCTTATATTGAGTAGGGTCAACGAACTCTGCAACATTAAACATAGAGTTGTATGTTGCTTCAAGTTTAGTTTCGTCTGCATCATATAATGATGTAGTAGGTTTGAATGAAGATTTATCATAGTTTCTGTAACCAGCAACATTAGTAATCTTTAATTCAAAGTCTGCACCTGCCCAAAAGTCAAATGGGTTAACAGGTTCTTCGCCAGGGAATTGAGGTTGCATCACGTCCATAACTTTGTCCATGATTTTCTTACCAAAGTCATATAAAAAGACTTTACCTTCATTGGCACGGTTTGCAGGGTCTGAGACAACAAGAATGTTTACTACATGATGTAGTCTACGTTTTTGTGTTCTTGCAGTTTCTTTATCTGCATCGATACCAGAATTCCATAATCTAGAATTCAATTCACCCAATGGGTCTTTCTGACCAATAGATGTAAGAGACTTCTCTACATACCATTGACCTGTAGGTCCCTTGAAGAAATGGTCAAAGTATCTTACCCATGGTAGTTCTTGACCTTCTCCTGCTGGTAAAAATCTGATAACAGCATAACCATTACCTGATTCATCGACAGTTGGTTTCCAGAATCTTTCATCTTCATATGATTTCTTCTGAGTTGTGGCGCCTGATGCTTCTTGCACGGCAGAAACGAGTTTTGAGACATCTGTTCTATTGGTCTTTAAGTTTGCGAATGACATGTATTTCTCCTTTGTATTCGTTGTATTATTTTTGTCCACTTACACATAATATAAAATTGCTGTCATTATACTTGTTTGCACAAATAAAGTCAAGCATTATTTAACATTGTTTAAAACAATGTATTCCCTTTAGGTAACATATGCAAATCCATACCTTCTGCTTCAACTTGGTCTTTGATTGCTGGAGATATGTATTTTTTTATGTCTTCTAATTCTATGTTGTTCGTTTCACATATATGGACAATAGCATCAATGTATCCATGCCCATCATTCTTAACAGATTCAAGAATCATTTCAGTAAACTTTTTCTTTGTTAGAAAATTATTATTTACTGCTTCTTCTTGCTCTTGCTTTTTTGTTGTTTCTTTCTCTGGTTTCGTCATTTTCTTCCTTTAAGATTACGTCACATATCCACCTTTTCAAACCATAGGGTGTGACAGGTGCATTGTTCTCGATTATTTTTATATGTTTATAAGTTATAATAAGACTTGTATAATTACCATACTTATCGTCTGTAAATGCCCATTTAAAAGTATGGGGATTTTCTTCGTATCTATTATTTTCTGGATTGTCAACGTCTTTGCCATAGTAGTCGTAGTATACCCAACTACCATTTATTATTTCACCAGCATTATAACTACCATGTTCCCACTCAAATGGTTTGGGGTTAGGGTTATATTGCTTCTTCTTTTTCACAAATAGTTCTCTATTCATATTTATACACCTCTCGTCTAATACACTATTATAACATATTCAAACAAAAAAGTCAACCAGTGAATTTCTTACGTTCTTGTCTGCAAGACGTTTATCGAAGATATTTTCTAGTTGGTTCTTCCAATTTTGTAGACTATGTTTTGCTTTAGTTTTTTCTGAGATATCTAATCTAGTTTGTGCTAGTGGTAATTTACCTAACTCTTTTACTGTCGCAACAAAGTCTGCTTTGCTACAATTCTTTGGTAGTTTTCGATAGTGAGTTTTATCTACTGCTATTGATTCACTTGCATGTTTATTAGATTTATCTGTAATTAATATTGTAGGGAGTCCATGACCTAATGCCTCTTGAGCAGTAATACCATATGACTCTTCTGGAGATGTTGAACAGAATACTTTACACTTTGCTATTGTTTCAAGAACAACATTATGGTCTAAGTCAAATAAAGTTGTTTGGGGTTTTTGCCAATCTCTATTCTTATCTAAATATTCTGCATTACTTTTATATGCAATATCATTTGTTAACACTAAACTATCTAATTCATTATCAGATTGTTTGTGAACGTAAAATGGATTCTTGCTTTCATATGCAGAACCAATTGTTCCTACATCATATTCATATTCTGTAGAAACTACTTCATTACCTTTTAAATAAGATGGGTGAATGTGACCATGTATTTCAGCGAAGTCTGACCCAGTAGTTCTAATTGATTGCTCTCTAAACCACTCTTCTTGATATTCACTTACCATATAAACATGAGCATTTAACGATTGCAATTGTTTTAAATAACTACATTTGTTTTCAAGTGCAATAGTTCTAATCAGTGGTTCGTGCCAGATTGCAACGATTGGTATGCCTAGTTTCGAAAGATAATTACCCATACCTAATTGATTTAACATGAGCATGTCTGGTTCGTGTCGACCAATTGCTGATTCAACTATCTGTCTTATCTTGTTTGCCTTCTTATCTTCTTCTGTCACACGAACAGGTATGACATCAAAATTATCTGCAACATCTTTAATAAACTTTTCTATTCCACCAACCATCTTAGTCGAATTGATATCGAAACCTTTATGTGCTGAGTAGGGTAAAACTATTTTCACTTACTGAATCTCGGGTCTTGAAAATTTCTATCGAGAATCATATTGTAGTTATTCACACCTGTAGATAGATGTATGTTATCTTTGAATTTAAGTTTATTCTTTTTAAATGGATTATAGTTGACATGGTGATGCCATCTTCCGTATCGCCAGACGACCGTGGCAACGTCTGGGTGCATGTCTGCCAACATCTGAGACTTATTAATAGTACCATCAGTATTGTAACCTTCTTTCATTGCATCTGTATTTTCTGCATGATAGAATTCTGCAGTATTACCACCACTAACTGTTTGAGTTGCCATCTTACCCTGCATGAATGCATTGAACTGCAAACAAACATCGCCATCTTTCATAACTCTTAAACAAATATCTGTATCTTCGTTGTATCTACCACGCCATCTGTGTTTACAATCGTTACGTATTAACAAACAAGAATAGATTCTAGTATTTGCAACATATGGTGGATACTTTTGATTTGGTGCGATAAAGAATCGATACTGAGGACCAGCAATATAAACATTATCGTATCTGTCAACGAAATCTTCCATGACACGAAAACCTGTAGAACTTTCGAATCGTATTCTTTCATTGTTATGTAATCTATAGAAGTCTGCTAGATTATCATCTAGTACCCAATGACTTGTTGCACCAATACTAATTGAGTGGTCCCATGCCCAGTTTCTGGCACGACCAGGTCCATCACCATGATTCGAAAATGGTGCTTCTAGTAATGTCACATATTGACGAATATCAAACGTGTCAAGTGCTTTGTCATAGTCTTGCATGTCTTGTGGTTCGACAACGATGTAATGTGGTATCTTCATACGTGATAAAGACCTAGATGTAATCATTGAATCAGCACGACCCTTCGAGACAATATACATTGGGTGTCTGAGTGGAAAAGTAAACCCGTCATCTACCCATCGAAGAAATCTATTCTTTGTAATATCTAACTTCGGGTGCCAGATAGCATTTGTTTTTTCTGTGAGTTCTTGACCAATACGTTTAGCAAAGTCTTGATAATGTTGCTCTGTACGAAAATGCATATGTATTGTACGAAACGATGGGTTTTCTTCTTGCACATATTCTGGCATGTCAACCCAATGTTCTTTCCATTTTGCATTGACATCTGTAACACCTTCATTGATTTCTATATCTAATGCTGAATCACTCTTGTTTTTAGAACGAGGAAGTAATAAGTTCTTATCTATCTTAATACCAGTAGGTTCTTCTTCTTCACCAAATAGTGAAGTCTCTGGGTCTGCTTGTGGATAAAATGCAACTTTAGTTTTGTAGTCAACACATTGACCAATCAAAGAGCAGTATTCTGCCATGTCATCGACATTACGAAAATGCACATATAAAACTTTATGTACACCTGCTTTTTCTTCTCTTGTTAAAACTTTATCGGGGAGGGCAGTAGTCAGTTCTTCACCAACATACTTATCTAATGTTGCTTTGTAGTCATCTTGAATTCTATTATCTGTATCTAGATAATTATCATAAGATGAACTCTCTCTTACTTCTTCCATGTATTCTCACGTATTTTTTGTATTCTGTGTATTATATCAGGAGAATCAACAAATGTCAAACTTTATTACATTCTCCAGTCTAAATGCTCTCCACTGTTGGACATCTAAATCAAACACTTTGATAACTCTATCTGTATCTTGATAGTGCCAAAGTAATTCTGACTTTGGCATTTTATCATCTGGTATTTCAGATTCCATTAGAGTACATTTCATGACTCTTGTATGACCGTCTTTCTCTTTAAGAAATTCTACGTCTACAATATTATTTATAAGATTTTTAACTGTAGAAATTCTATCTAGTTCTAAGAATTTCATGCTCTTTCTTGCCAAGTAGAATTACTGAATGAAATCATTTCATTTACAATATGTACATCATCTATATAGGATAATTTTATACCATCATCTTTATTAAGATAATACATTTCTCTACCATCTTTTGTAATTGTGCTTTGCCAGTTTTTCTTGTTTTGAGGATAACACCATATAACAATCTTATTATTAGAACGTTGACTAGGACATTCTATGAAAATTAATAAATCAACTTTATTACATTTTTCTAGTTGGTCATTCTTAACTGTAAATGAATTTTTAAGATGATATGGTTCTTGAGTTTTAACCTCTGTAGTATATCCATCAACAGTAAAATCTTTTTCTGAATCATACATTGATGTTTTTGTTTTAACTTTAGCACCTTTACTTTCAGCAAAATCTCTAAAGATTTTTTCACCAAGAACACCCATCATGTTCATTTTTAATTTATCTCTCATGAGGCATATCCTGCAGGTTCACCAAATCCTGCATATGCTTCTGCGACAAACCAATCTGGTATATCACGTTTAGTCCACTTTGCAAACCCAATCTTTTCATTGACATAATACGTTTGATATGCTTTAATCGAGTCCCCAGGGACTTTACAATAATCTGGCATTGCTTGTGGAGGTTCTACGAACCCATTGTCCATTATATTTTTAGGTGGAGTTGCTAGTAATTTACCTAACAATCTTTCTGTAGAATGAATCTTACCATATCGCCATGTATACTCAACAGATAAATTCATAAACAGATTATATAACCACTGATAATGTGCTTTACTTTCTCTAACCCAAATATTAGAAGGGTGATTAATATGACTTGCTTTATACAACGTATTTTCTACGTTTGAATCTGCCATTTTAAATCTACGAATTCTGCGATTGTTTGCAGTTCTACCTTCATATTCTTCACCATCAAGAACACGATGAGCAGTTGATAATAACTGAGCATACTCAACTATCATTTTAACAACATGTTTATCGACATGTTGCTTTGCACATCTTTGTGTGTGGTGGTCTAAATAAAAAACATTCATGTATTATCACCTTCTGTATATGTAGTTCTTTGTTTATCGAACTGACCTTTACCAGTGAGTGGTGGTTTATTACTAATAGAAACACCAGGTCTATCTTCTCTTTTTTCTGGTAAACTATCAATATGTTTTTTCACTTTAAGACTTTTTCGTACATCTTTAACTATTAAAGATGCCATGATGATTCCGATACCAATAAAACCACCAATTATTAATAAATCAATTATAATCATTATACTATCCCCATGTAACTTGAGAGTAGTATTATATACAATGAAACAAAAATTGTCAAGACTACTTGTGTATAACCCATGGTTCACCTCTCAATATTGCTTCTGCTTGATGTGGTCCATAGCGATAACAGTTTAACTGAATCACTTC